TAACTGAAGCAGATGTTCAGCAGTCATCAGCGCCAGAGCGCCCAGAGTGGCTACCTGAGAAGTACAATACAGGCGAAGATCTAGCCAAAGCGTATAAAGAACTTGAGTCAAAGCTGGGTGGCAAAGAAGAAGATATACGCAATAAACTTCTGGAAGAAATACAATCAGAAGCTTTCGGTGACAGGCCCGAAACTGCTGGCGACTATCAGCTGCCAGACGTTGTTGACGAGGACATGGCCGTTGATAACGACTTACTCAAGTGGTGGTCTGAGCATTCATTTGAGAATGGCTATAGCCAAGAAGAGTTTCAGAAGGGCATTGAGATGTATGCCGAAGCTATCAATGGTGCACAGCCAGATATAGAAGCTGAGTCAGCAAAGCTGGGCGATAATGCCAATGATCGTATTCAAGCTGCATCTATGTTTGCCAACAAGTTCTTTCCAAAAGATGCACTGCCAGCGATTGAGCGTATGTGCGAAAGCCATGAAGGTATCATTGCATTGGAAGCAGTGATGGAAGCAATGAAAGATGGATCATTTGCTGGTGAAGCACAGCCCACAAGTGGTATAACAGAGCAATCACTTAGGGAGATGATGCAGGATGAGCGATACTTCAACCCCGCGAAACGTGATCCGCACTTCGTTAAACAGGTCGAAGATGGCTTCCAGCAACTCTACAGAAGTTAAAATAATTCAAAGGGGCCAGTATTATCTGACCCCTTTTACTTTAGACCACATCGATGAGGTGGTTGAAAACCTTACGCAGGAGAACAAGCGGGAGCTAATTCTGCTTGGTCACAACGATCTTCATCAAGCCATGCATGAGATGTACGAATCTTCTGAGTGCTACCTTGCCAGAAAAGAAGGCGAGTCATTCCTAGCTATTGGTGGCCTTTGGTACAATGAAGATCAAGAAATCCCCCAGATGTTTGCTATGTTCTCTAATAAAGTAAAGGAACAGACTATTGCTGCGGTTAGGGGATCAAGGTTTCTAATAGATTTCTTTGATAAGACACAGCACATGATGACTATGACATTGCTGTCTGATTATGAGTTCATGTTGGACTGGGCAGTGTGGCTAGGCTTTGAGCCTGTTGGTGTCATAGAAGACAATAGTAACAAGTATGTTGAATTTGTGCGTTGCAATCCAAAGGGAAAAAGTGTTTACGATGGGCCATTACGGCCCGTAATACACTGAAAGGCCCGAGAGGATACCCTTGTTGACGTAGAAAAGCGGACACCCGTTGGCAACTGTAACTTCATAATAGGACTGAAAAATGGCTAATACTATTGACCAAGCCTTCATCAAGCAGTTCGAGACAGAAGTTCACATGGCTTATCAGCGTATGGGTTCCAAGCTACGGAACACAGTTCGCTCAAGCAATGTGACTGGCTCGGTTGCTCGATTCCAAGTAATTGGAAAAGGCGCTGCAAACACTAAAGCGCGTAACGGCGATGTAACTGCAATGGAACTCGTGCATACAAATGTCGAAGCCACCATGGCTGACTTCTACGCACCAGAGTACATTGACAAGCTGGACGAGTTGAAGATCAACATCAATGAGCGTCAAGCTGTTGCACAATCTGCTGCTGCTGCTCTTGGTCGTAAGACTGACGAGATCTTAATCACTGCAATGGACGCGGGTGCTAACGCTACTCAAATCCACGACACTGGTTCTGCTCTTGAAAAAGCTGACTTGTTGACTTTGTTCTCAACATTTGGCGCAGAAGACATTCCAGAAGACGGACAGCGCTACTTGGCAATGTCACCTACTGGCTTTGCTGATTTGTTTGCTATCAACGAGTTTGCAAGCTCTGACTATGTTGGCCCACAGAACCTGCCATTCGCAGGTGGGATGACAATGAAAGAGTTCTTAGGCTTTAAGATCTTCTCGACATCTGCTGTAGCTGGTGGGAAAAACTTTGCGTACCACACTTCTGCTATTGGCCTCGGCATTAATGCTGACGTTACTACTGAAGTGAACTATGTACCGCAGAAGGTTTCACACTTGGCAACATCAATGATGTCAATGGGTGCTGTCGTTATTGATGACGATGGTGTCTTTGAAGTTCTTGATAACAACTAAGAGGATGGGGGCTTCGGCCCCCATACCACTATGCCAGATATAGCAAACACACCGATTAAAATATGTTCTCGCGCATCTCTCTTGATTGGTGGTGACGCGATTCAGTCTTTTGAAGACGGTACAGCGGAAGCAACAGTAAGCTCTGCAATGTACGAAGATATGGCTCGTGCCGCATTGACTAACTCTCGGTGGCGCTTTGCAACAGATCAGGCAGTTCTTAACCGTTTAGTAGAAGCGCCTACTGGACGATGGGAAGCAGCTTACCAACTTCCATCAGAATTTATTATGCTCTCTGCCATTACGGTAAACGAGTATCCTATCAAATATGATCTCTACGGCAGCAAGGTATTCTGCAATGCTGTAGCGACTGACACTGTGATTGCCGACTATGTATTCCGCGCTGATGAGTCTGGATGGCCTCCATACTTTGTAACTGCTGTTGAGTATATGATGGCTGGGGTGCTTGCGGTATCTGTGGCTAGAGACTCGCAGCTTGCTTCATTGATGGAGCAAAAAGCTAACTTCCAAATGATACAAGCTCGTAGGCTGCACTCACAGCAGCAGACCACACGCAAGCTGAACACATCGAGGTTTATTGCTGAAAGGCGCAGTTAATGCAAAAGATCCGCGTCCCAATCAATAGCTTTCAGTTTGGTGAAGTAAGTGATTCCCTTTTGTCTAGGGTAGATACTTCCGTATATACAGCATCAGCGCAGCGTGTAGAGAACATGGTTGTTATGGCCGAGGGCGCAGTTAAAAAGCGCACTGGCCTAAAGCACATCTATGACTATGGCATTACCTACAATGCGACTTACCCAGAGCAGTCACACCTGTTTCCATTTATCTTTGATGAGAATGAAGAATACGTTATTTCTGTAGAGCATCAGAAGGTACGCTGCTTTAGAATTGAAGACGGTACTGTTACTTTGGTTTCTACGCTTACTCAGGATACAAGCAGCAATGCTTTGCCCTTTGACCAAGAGTATCTGCAAGAATACACAACAGCACAGTATGGCGATGTAAAGTTTATCTGTCATCCGTTGTTTGCGCCAAGAATGCTAACCAGAACTGGGCTAACCAGCTTTGAGATTAGCACTTATAGCTTTGATCAACGCGCAGATAACAGCGTTACATTCCAACCTTATTCTAAGTTTCAAGCTCACGGCACAACGTTAGATCCATCAGCCACAACGGGAACTGGAATTACTCTAACAACAAGCACTGACTACTGGGATACAACTGGCACTCAGACTGGCAGCGATTATCTTGATTCTTTGCATATTGGTGTAACTGTGCGCTATGGTAAGAATGAGATTGTTATTACCAGTGTTCAATCTGCAACTCAGGCCACAGGTAATGTTGTAGATGAGCTTTCTATTCGACTGGCTGTTTTAAATCCGTTTAGAACGATTGATGGCAGCACTACTGTGGAGGTAACTCAAATTGCTCACGGTTTCTCAGGTTCTGAAGCTATTACTATTAGTGGAGCTAGCGCTACTGGCGGTATTAATACTGGCAATCTAAACGGGGCTAGAACTGTTAGTGGTATTATAGATGAGAATACATTTACTTTTACTGCTGGTGGTGCAGCTTCTAGTGCAGAAGATGGCGGTGGTCAGGTAACAATAACCACACACGCCCCTAGTTTGCATTGGGATGAGCAAGCTCTCTCAGCAAAGCGGGGATACCCTGCGGCTGTAGAGTTTCATCAAAACAGATTGGTGTTTGGCGGCAGCATTGCAGAGCCAGATAACATTTGGTTTAGCAAGATAGGCAGCTTCTTTAACTTCGATGTAGGTGATGCGGCTGATGATGATGCTATCTCTTTGGTCGCTGCAACAGGTGATGTAAACGAAATCCGATATTTAGTTTCCAACCGTGACCTGCAGATCTTTACAGCATCTAGCGAACTATATGTTCCTACTTACTTGAACCAAGCCATTACGCCAACAAACGTACAGATCAGAAAGCAGACACCATACGGCTCTGAGCATATTGAGCCTATGCCTGTTGATGGCGCTACGATCTTTGTGCAGCGTAATGGTAAGATTGTTCGAGAGTATTTGTTTACTGATACTGAAGAGGCTTATACCTCTACTGCTGTTTCCACGATTGCTTCTCATCTTATTAGCAATCCTAAGTATATGGCCGTTGTTCACAGTGGCTTTGGTCTTCCTGATTCCTATGCAGCTATTACATCTGGCAATGGCGACTTGGTTCTGTTTTCTTCTAACAGAGCAGAGAAACGGGCATCTTGGACTAGAGTAACTACAAATGGTAACTTTGGTTCTGTGGTAGCTGTTGAGGATAGATTGTTTGCAAATGTCTATGACTCAGATAGCAAGCTGCAACTCTGTGAGTTCACTGGTGATGTAGGCTTAGACCTTTATCTTTATGGTGCTATCTCAAGCAATCTTGTTGATGTAAGCGCATTATACTCAAGTGGTGACACAGTAGATGTAATCGTTACTGATGGTACTGAGCTATCTCATCTTGGCAGTTTTACTGTAAATGCTGGTGATGACGTTGATCTTACAGCTTACGCTGGTCTTGGGTTTACTCATGCGTATGTGGGTGTGAAGTTTACTGCGAAGTTAATTACCAATCCGATTGATGCCTCTATAGGCAACGGCCCTGCAACTGGATCTATTCGCGGTATGACTAACGTTGTACTCGATCTTAAGAGCGCTCGCTCGCTGACAGTCAACGGGCATAAACTTGTGACTGAGACTGGGTTTACTGGAAAAAAAGAGTTCCGTCTCTTAGGTTACAGTCGTGATCCACAGATAACCATTGAACAAAACGATCCGTTATCATTGCAGATAAACGGTCTAGTAGCGGAGTTAATAGTCTGATGATTCAATTAATTGCAGCGGGTATAGGTGCAGTTGGTCAGATAGCGGCTGGTCGAGCGCAGCAACAAGCATCTCAGTTAAACGCCTTTAACATTAAGACTGATAAGCAGTTGAATGAAGTGCAAGCGATGCAGCAAGCTCGCGCTCGCAAAGAAGAATATGACTTAGCAACATCTGCAAATGTAGCTGCATTTTCTGCGGCTGGCCGTGACGTTGGTGCTGATAGAAGTGTTCAAGCATTCTTTGAGAAGCAAGAAGAGCTTGTGGGTCAGGATCTTGGCCGCATTGCAAGACAGCAAAGCATAGAGAGTATGAAGTCAGAGATGGCTGCTATGGCTGAGAAACGCCGTGGTAGAAATGCTTACACTGCTTCTTTGTTTAATGCGGCTGGTACTATGGCCCAAGGCATCTATCAATATCAAACTACAAGAGCATCAGTCGCGCCACGCGGTGGTGGAGGGGGCAAGTAAATGGCTGTAATTAGAGAAAGAACCAGAGTCTTTAATCAGCCAGTTGGTGTTGTTAGAGCAGATGCGGGAAGCGCAGACATTGGACGCGCAGTAAGCAACGTTGCTGCTACATTCCAACAGATTGCTTTTCGTGAAGCTGCCGAAGATGCTCAGAAGAAGGGCATAGAGATTGCCGAGGCTGTTGAGGAAAAGAAGCTAAGAACAATCAATCCAGAAACAGGTAAGCCAGAAGCATTCAAAGCCCCTAAAGGATTTGGTCGCATAGCATCTGCTGCTTATCAAAGCGTTATTGATAAGAGATACGAAGACTCGATTGGCACTGAGCTTAGAGTTAAGGCACAAGAGATTGCTCTAAAATACCAGTATGACCCTGAGTCATATGACGAAGTAATGAGCAACTACATTGGCCAGATGGCTAATGGTGCTGAAGGTAAGTACAAAACATTTGTAGAAACAACAGGTGCTAAGTTCTTAGCTCTTACAAAGCTAAACATCCAAGAGCGTGTTGCTTCAAGATCTAGGCAGAATGCTGCTGGTTCTATTCTCACTGGGATTAGCACAAGCCAAGACGATGCTTACAGTGTTGCTCGTGCTGGTGGCTTTATTGCTCGTGAGAACGAAGAGGTTAGTGAAGCTCAAGCAATACACGATAGAGAGTTTGCTAATGCTCAGAACGGTGTATCTTCTGCGCTGTTAAAGGTTGGTGCTGATCAGACTGCCTCACGGCAACTCAAACAATCTATTGCATTAGGCGCTGTCGAGTATCTTCTTTCTGGCACTGCAAACAAATCAGAGCGCAATGCGATTGATCTTGCTATACGAACTCGCGGTAATCAGATGTCAGGATTACCAAAGGGTTTGCAAGAAGAAGTTAAAAGTCTTTTGACTTATGTTGAGCCAGCAAACATAGAAGCGGTTCTTAGACATAGCTCGGTTGTATCTAGCGATTACAATGCTGTTGAGCAGGATCAAATTCAGCAAGCATCGAATCTAGCAAAGCTAAGAGCAAGAGAGCTAGAGCTTACTTTACCTGATACCATTGATACCCTGCTTACTACATCTAGCCTTAATGCGTCTGATGCCTTTGCCTCAGATGAGGCTTACTCGATACAAGCTGGCCTTAATTTAACAAATGATCTGTATACGAGTGTTCAGACTAAGTTAGATCAACGCTTCTTATCTGATGAGACTTACTCAAGATCAGAAAGAGAAGGCGATCTAAGAGATGCTCGTCAGAACCTTCTTCGCCCTTACTTAATTCAAGCGGCTGCTGAAGGTAATGTAGAAGAGTTTCGGATTGCGTTGGTAAGCAATAACCCAGAAGACATGAGCAAGCTGTCATTAAAGCAGCGCACATTTATTTCTGAGATTTACAACACTGACTTCTTTAATCCTAATGAAGACACTGGGTTTGCTAGAGAAGTTCTATCAGCAAACATTAATCAGATTAGAAAAGACAGAGATAGAGAAACTTTACGCCTTAAGATTTCTCAATCTGTAACAGAAGCTGCAACTGCTGCTGAATCTGGTGCGCTTAGTGATGAAGAGTTTAATTCTCTAAATGCTAAGATTGAAGATAGTATTGGACCAAATGGCTTAACGGCAGATCAAGGTATATCTGAATCAAACCGTCTAAGTAAGTCCAGAGCCTTTGGTGAGGTCACAACCTTTGCTGCTCGTGCCAACTCTAACAGTCTCAATAATCTTATTTTATATGTAGATAGCCGAGGTAAGCGTGAAGGCATGTCGCCTGATGTAGTCGCTGCTGGCAATCGGATCTTAGAAGCTACAGATGACGTTGATGCTGTCGTTAGTAAGATTAAAGGTATTAAGTCAGCAGTATCTGCTAATGAAACACAAATGAAAGAAGCAATTGAGCTTCGCAATAATTCTATCCGTATTCTTGGTGGCGGTGGAAACGCTAACGATAAAGCTGACAGAGACATTGCTCAGGATATGCTGAATAATGCTGGCATTGACTTAGCTCAGTTTGATCAGCTTCCTGAGACACAACGGGCTGCTGCGCTGTCTATAATGAGAAGCGCCCCACCACAGGGATTAATAGATAAGCTTGATCAGATTGGATCTGGCTTACAAGTTGCAAATGCAGAGCAATACTTAGATCTCTTTGCTGCTCTATCTAATGACCCAACTGAAACTGGTGTGTTTATTAGTAGATTTGGCAACGCAATTAGCCCAAAGGATGCTCAGCTTTTAACTGACATACATCAGATAAGATTAGCTACTGGCGGCAGTGTTAATGAGATTGCTACAACTTTGGTTGAAAGGCAGTCAGATCCCAAGTCCAGAGTTAATATGGATGTGGTTTTAAATAAGATGACGCCAACTGCATACGCTTTGGATCAAGTAGATGATCCTATTATTGCTGAAGAATTAGCGTCTGTGGTTGAGTATATGGCGCTTACTGGAAAAAGTGCATCGCAGATTAACTCTGTGTTAAGCTCAACTGTTGATAGTAAGTATGCAAAGAGCCGTTTTATTGCTGATCCTCGTTTTCCTGCTGGCTCAATTAAGAGATCACGTTACTCTTTAGAGGCTGTATTTCCTGAGGAAGATGATCGGAATGCATTTGTTACTAGGGTAAATGAGCAACTTCCATCTGGTTATAGTCTTATTCCAAACTTAGATGCAGATGAGAAGCGTGTAATGCTTGTGCCTGATGAAAGCACTGCTGGCTTGAATTACTTTTCTTACTTTGTCGATGAGAACGAAGAACTGCGCCCATTGATTATTGAGCAAGATGGTCAACCTATGTGGCCTACGTTTGATCGCAGTGACATTGCAGATCATATGGCTAACAAAGCAAGCGCACTTGATTCTGCATTAAGAGAGCAAGAGACAGAACAGAAAAGAAAGTTTCTTGTGAGAGAAGAGTTAGAAAATAGACTTAACCCTGACTATGTTCCCAAGACATATGAAGACATTAATAGGGCACTAGAAGAATGAAAAATGGGCTGACAGCATTAAGAGAGATTGAGGTTGGGCAAAGGGTAACACCTATGCCTGATGTTTCTTTTCTAAAGACTGTTGGGGCATCTTTAGCTTATAAATATCAGCCTATAATAAATAGAGAGTTAGAAATAGCTCGTTTTCCTTCGCTGCCTCAAGATGGATATAGGGCAATAGACAATATTCCTGATGATATGAAGCAGTATGGCTCGACACTACTTAGAGCTACTAGCCAAGATCAAATGGAGTTTTTAGTTAAAAATCTAAGAGATGGATCAAAGGTACGTCAAACTCTTTCTAGGTCAGGTATTATACCACAGTTTGCTGCGGAACTGTTTGATCCCTTTAACTACATTGGTATTCCGTTTGCTCGTGCTGCAACTTTTGCTGGCGCTGCTGTTAGAGGTGGTGCGTCTACCGCTGCTGTCGTTGCTGGTCAGGAAGCTATTCGCTATCCGCTTGATCCAATGGCTACAAAAGAAGAGGCAGCATTAAACATTGGCGCTTCGTTTATTCTTGGCGGTGCCATCAGTGGCTTGGTTACAATCCCAATGCAAAGAAGGATTGCGGCGCAGAAGTCTGCTGAAAAAGAAATAGCTAATCTGCAAAAGCAGATTGAGCCAGTTGAGGGTGAGCCTGTTGCTGAAATAGCACCAAGCTTGTTTACTGACTCATGGCTATACAAAGGAGTAACTACTCCTATGAAACGTATTCTTACTGATGACAGCATCCCGAACTCAGTTAAGTTGCGTACACTCAAAATAGCTAATGACTCTGGCATACTGCTTGCAGCAAACAAACAAGGTCAGAAGGTAGGTAACTCAGTCTTTCAGAACTCTAAGCTGCTCGAAGGCGAATGGGTAAAGACATACGATGACATGATGCTGATCTGGGGTGAAAGCACTGGCAAGGGTGTGGTCAATCCTTTGGATTATACATTTAAGCGTAAAGACTTTGAAACATGGCTTGAGGGCGTAGACTCAAAAGCAATGCGTGGCGTTGAAGCTGCGGATGACTTTGAAGCTCAGGCTATGAATAAGCTCAATAACTTTTACAAGACTTGGGAGACTCGTCTTAGCGAGCAAGGCTTGATTGGATCTAAGGCACACTACGAGAAGTTTATAACAGGTCGTGAGAGGCGCATAGAGGGCGCACAGAAGCGCTTAGAGACTGCTCGCAACATAGACTACCGTATGAAGTTAGAGGCTCAGGTGCGGCGCTACAGCGATGAGGTAGATGAGGCTCGTGCTATCTTAGATGATATAACTGATGAGGTTATGCCAGCTAATGAAAAGATCTTCCGTCCTAGATACTGGGATCAGGATGCAATCAAAGCAAACCGCGAAGAGTTTGAGCGCATTCTTACAGATTGGTACAAGAACAATCCGTCAATAGTTGTTGAGAAAGACGGTAAGTTTAGCAAGGTGCAGCTATCTACAGATCCAGCAGCTATCAAAACGCGTGTTGACGATACAATAGATAACATCATTGGCATCAAGGACATCTTAGATCCTGAGGCTGGTTACTATGGCGCTGGCAAATCAAAGCACTTTAAGCACCGTTTGGTAGATATTCCAAACGCACTGGTCTTAGACTTTATTCAAACTAATCCGATTGCTGTAATGAAGGCATACGTTCAGCGTACTGGAACTCGCTATGAGTTTTCTCGACAGTTCGATGGGGCATCTATCGACGATGTATTAGATGATACGTTCAACGAAATGCTGGATGCTGGCAATACACCAGAGCAAGCTAACCGCGCTTTGCGTGATATGCGTCACTTGTATAGAAGAGTTACGGGTGGTTTGCAGCGTGAGCCTGATCGCTGGGATCAATCAACAGCTAGAGTTCTTCGCAGTCTTGCGCAGCTAAACTATCTAGGCTCTGCTGGTGTATCGACAATAACTGAACCAGCTAAGATTATGATGGAGCATGGGCTTGGACCTACGTTCCGTGGCTTGTTCTCAGTAATGAAGAACAATCAGCTAAAGCTTGGTGGCAAAGAGGGCAGACTAGCTGGTGAAGCCTTAGATAATATTATGAACTCGGCGCATCTGCGTCTTGTTGATGATGTAAACAATAATCCGTTTAGATCTGACATACTGGATAAGGCTAAAGAGCCCTTTTATCTGCTCAATGGTCTTGGCCCGATTACTCGTATCTTCAAAGACTTTGACGCTATGATGCGCTCTCACAGTATTATTGATTACTCTGTGCGCTGGACGCAGGGCAAAGCAACAAAGCAAGAGCAAGAGTATCTACTGCGTTATAACATTGATTTAGAAGATGCTAAGAAGCTTGCAAATGCACCTTGGCAGAAGTCTGAGTCTGGTTTGTATATGGCAAATACAGAGGCATGGACTAATACGATTGAGTTCCCTGCGACTAAAGCTGAAGTTATATCTGGCCCAACAGATGAGTTTACTAAGGGCGGTCGCTACAAGCCAGCATTTTACCGTGACTCTGAGAAGCGCATTTACATAGATGAAGATCACATCAAAGATGTAATGTACGAACAGCGCGGTTGGGAAAGACCACGAGTTGAAGGCGTTAAACCTATTAAAAAAGGTATCATCAATACGCCAGAAGATTATGTGACTTTCATTAAGATGCATGAGATTATGCACTCAATCAACAGGCCCAAAGAAATGGGCTTTGATATGAGAAAGAACGAAGACAAAGTTGCGTATGAAAATGCAATCAATGATCTGGCTGTTGCTGAGATAGAAAAGCAAGCAAGGGTAGATCCTGAGACTGTGCGTACATTCCGCAATGCTCTTGGTTCTGGAATTATGAATACAATTCTAATGGGTACACCAGCAGATAAACCAATAATTACTGACGGTATTGCTTACATTCCTATGCGTGTTGCTGAGAAGTTCGGCATGAAAGAAGACAGAGAGTTCAAAGGGTATGCTCGCATTGAAAGCGGATTGCTTGGACTACCGTTTCAGTTCTATAGCTACAGCTTAGCTGCGGTAAACAAGATTACAGCGGCATACGGACATGGGCAGCTAAAGAACCAGTGGATTGGTACAGCGCTGTCTATGGGCTTGGGCTACATGGTGCTGCAATACAAAACGCCCGACTTTGTAGAAATGAGTTTCCAAGATCAGCTTGCTAGATCCTTTGATTACTCAGGGGTTACTGCTTTGTATTCTGATATGTTTTACACAGCCATGTCTACTAGCTTAGCATTGGGTGGCCCTAATCTAACTGGTGGCGTTCTTCAGCCTCGCTTCCCTCAGAAGCCTGATGCACTAGATGCTGCAAACGGTTTACTAGGCGCTGGGCCTAGCATTGCTACTGATCTTGCTCGTGGGTCTTATGATCTAGTTACGGGCAATATTGGTGAGGGCACTAAAGAAGTTATTCGTAATTTACCTTTTGCCAGAATGTGGTTTTGGAAAGGTAAGATGAATGAATTTACCAATATGATTGAGGGCGAGCTTGATGCTCCTCTTGGCTTTGGGCGATATTGATTTGTCCTAGATTATTTGTGCATTGATCTTCTTCGCTTCTTTGTGTGAGAAGAGAACAAAGAGGTGAACCATGACAATAGACATTTCCGCTAACAATCCGCGTATTAGCTACTCAGTTGCAGCTGGCGTAACGCAAACATCTTTTGCTGTGCCATTTGAGTTCTTCGATGACTCAGATCTTAATGTTTATATCGACACCACTCTGCAAACTATTACGACTAACTACACGGTAACTGGTGGGGCTGGCTCCACAGGGACTGTTACTATGACAGTGACTGGCCCTAAGACTGTTATCTTTACTCGTGATACTACGATTGAGCGCACTACAGACTTTACTGCTGGCGTAGATATTAACCGCGCTGCTTTAAATACACAGCTAGATACGCTAACTGCTATCTCCGCTGATAATAAGGACCTTGGAGAGCGGTCCATTCGGATTACCGACTATGACCCTGCGGCAGCTAACTTGCTGCTTCCTGATGCTGCTACACGCGCTGACAAGCTTCTTAGCTTTGATACTGAAGGCGACATTCAAGTGCAAGCTGCTAGCGACTTACTAACAGGCAGCATTCTTGGAGCTAACTATACTAAAGCAAGCCACACTGGTAACGGTACGACTGTTGCATTTAGCACTACAGAAGCGGCTGGATCAAAGAACAACATCCAAGTCTACATCGATGGTGTTTACCAAAATAAAGACACATTCTCGATCAGTGGCTCTACGCTGACATTTACAGAAGCCCCACCCTTAAACTCTGCAATTGAGTTCATTGTGGGTAATGCTGTTACTTCGATTAGTGGTGATGCATCTGCGATCACTTACGATCAAGGCGGCACTGGTGCGCAAGAGCGTACTGTTAAATCAAAGCTGCAAGAAACTGTATCGGTCAAAGACTTTGGTGCTGTCGGTGATGGCGTGGCTGATGATAGTGCAGCAATTATTGCAGCAGTTGCTGCGGCTGGTTCATTTAATTTAG